TAGTTCCTCTAAATCTAACCGTTGTGGATGTATCTCTACCGTGACTTGGTGAATTAACAAAAATAATACTAGAGGCTGCCGCATACGTTTCAAAAGGATTGGTTGGTAATAAAATAGTAACAGCGGGTGCTGCTCTTTCAGGAGGACGAGGATGTTCTAAAGCTACAGCATCTCCTCCTCTAACTTTTAATTCTAATTGAGGCTGTTTGGATTCAAATTCAGAAATATGTACCCACGCCCCTGTCCATTCACGGACCATTTCTTTGTAGGGAAACTGTAATCCACTTCGATCTGAAATGGCGATTGCATGTTTACCTGTTGCATATTTTCCGGCCATTAGGATACACTCGGATAATAGGCTTTAGGGGTTATATAACTACTTGAGTCGGAACCAGCCATTTTTTCAGCTCTCAAGATTTCATCTTCATAAATTAATTTTAATGCTTCAACTCTATCCGGAGCAATTTTTAAACTTAAATAATAAGCAAGTCCCGCACACATAGCAGGATAAAAACGGTAAATAACATCCGCAGTATTACTGTACGATCCAGAGGCTGTATTAGTATCAATTCTCGATACATACCACATATATAAATAATTAGAGGCTTGTGTACTTCCTGGAGTTAAATAAACCCATACACGAGTATACAATCTAAATCGTTGAATAAAAAATTGACTGGGGTTTCCTGTAGATTTTTTATTAGCCAAAGCAGCAAATGCACTCTGATCAATTTTAGTCATCGTAGTATCCGTTGGATTACTCGTACTTGACGCTACATTTCGATAACTAACATTTAAAACATCATCAACATTATAAAGGAAAGCAGCACTTGGAGAAGCTAAATCATCTACTGATTTCGCATTGGTTTTACCCGATGCTGTAGCTGCTTCAGCATTCCATGCAAAATCATAATAATTTTGATCTGCAATAAGATCAATATTAGCATGATTAATTTTCCATTGAATTAATCCTCTATTTCCCCATTCGGAAAAAAGGATATTAGAGATCTGCGAATAGTAAAGAGATCATAGCCAGAACGACTTTGGACTCCACATCTTTCAAAAGCCTCTTCAATGATGTCGTCTATCGCAGGATCAAATTTTACTGTTCCTGATATCGCCATCTAATTTCCTTAACTATAAATTACTACTAAAAAATCGATGCCTGAAAGAACCGCATACATTCCAGTATCACACTTAATACCGGCTTCAGATACATAATATGTAAAGTCAGAATTATCTACTGTTCCAAATTGTGCTTCAAAGACTATCTTAGCTGCTGTCGCCGCGCCGGATGTGTCATAAATTTTGATACTTCCGCCTGCAGCAGTAGACTGCGCTTGGATGCCTTTTATTCTTGCTCGAGTAATATCAACCAATGAACCATCTACATACTTTTGTAGTTGAGCTGTTCCTGTTATCGCAACGGTCTGTTTTACATCTGTTAAACCTTGCATTTATTCCTCCTAATTTCGTGAGCTCCCGAAGGAGCTCACATTATTTTATTAGCTTAAGTTATTATTTTGTTGGTACAAAACTGTAACTCTAATTTCACCAGCAGTAGTAGCACCAGTAGTCGTCCACGTAAGTCTTAGGTCTGCAGTTCCGATATCAGCCCAAGCCAATGTACCACCAGATTCTTCTGTTGGATATGCTCGTCCAGCTCCAGAAGCCACTGTGACATCGTATTCGTTGATAAAAGTAGAGTTCCCGCCAACGGTATCCCCGACACTGAAAACTGCAGTAGCGTCGACCATTGCTGTAACTTTATCAAGTACTATGTCAATGATTTGTGAATTAGCTGGAATAATAACAGTAGTTTCGTTTGCAGCAGAAGCTCCACTCGAAAGAGTAGTGCCTGTTGAAAACGTCTGTGCCATTACCACTTGACCAGTATTTTTTACATCTGTTCCAAGTGTTGTACCAGACGTATTTTTAATCGTTCCCGCTTTTATCGGTCCCGAAAAGGTAGTTATTGCCATGATTATAATCCTCCTAATTTATAAGATCTAGTCTCTAGGCCGTCGACTATACGCGTCTAGATCTAATTAATAATTGTATAGTAATTCATCTATACCCCAAATTTAAATTTGGCGCAAGTGATCCCGTAGGTTTTGTATGATTTTTGATAGCGCTTAAGTGGCTATCGAAACTTCAGCTTGGGCTTCGTTTATTTTAGTTTGAAGCGTATCTGCTTCAAACTCTTTGGCAATGATCTCTTTAATAATATCTTGGATTTTTCTATTAATTTCAATCATCCTGATATTATGCTTCCCTGACTTCAGGTGCTCTTGTTGCCATTCTAACTCCAAGGACTTCTTCGTAATGTATAGGTCTTGGGTCATTTGTAACCTCCTCATAGGTTATCCATTTACCAGTTTTACTGGTAAATCCATCTTTTTCGAACTTTACCTCATTTTTTCCTAGTTTGTCAAGGATTGATTTTTCAATATCTATAGCACTATCTTCACACTGGACATTAAAGTCAGCATAATAGCCATGATATCGAATCTGTACGCGGAAGTTTTTCATAGGTAATTTCTATCTTTATAAACGAAATGAGGCGGTTTTGAGGCCGCCTCATTAATTTGTTTTAGTTGCTATTACGCACCTGGTGATCCGAAGACACCACGCCAGTCAGACCAGCCGAAGCTGTATCTTTCTCTAGCTTTGTATCTAACGTTACCAGTTTCAAAATCGCCTTCCATAGCGGTTTTGATTGGTGCTCTAACAAAGTGTTTTAGTCCATTAGGAACATCTGTTTTAATGAACCATGCGTCTGTATCTGTTAAATAGTGATTAACCACATAACCTTGTGGAATCACATTCATAGATACAACAGCACTGATGTCATTATCAGCTGTTCCAGTTCTACCGACAGATTTTAATAATCTTTCAGCAGTAAATTGAAGCGCCGAAGGAACAACCATTTTTCTTCCTTGAGCTGCAATTTTTAAACCTCTTTCATCAGTTAGCGCTGCAATGTCAATCATTGCTTGCTCTAATGAAGTTTCGTTTAAGTCTGCTGCAGTTGATAGTTCATTTTGTTCTGTACCAGACACAATTACGTGTGCTGTTGAACAAAGTTCTAAACCATCTCCGCCAGTGTATGAACTGTTAAACGCTCTATTGAGAACGTTTGCTGCTTTAACTTGTTTAGCATTAGCCATTGAACGTGCTAGTGCTTTTGTATAACGAGACGCGAGTCTGTCATACAAGTTGTCTTCAATTGCTTCTTCAGTAATTGAAAACGCTAAAGCAAGGGTTTCATGCGTATAACGAGCCGTGAAAGTTTCTGTTGCCGCGTCGTAGTTGACACTTTGACCTTCAGGTTTTACACCCGCATTTCCGAATCCAGATAACATAACTTCTTCTTCAAAAGCTCTGTCTGAATTTTCTGTATCGAAAATTTGTGAGTGTTCGTTAGCGTAGTTTTTGTACTCCAAGCCGAATAGTGCATTCAAACCTGGTTCTAGTTCTTTAACTAGTTGTGATCGTGATATTGCCATGTTTTATGCTCCTATTATGCTAATGCCGTGTCTACTTTAAACACGTGTTCGCCGACATTAAAAACACAATACGCGTTACAGTTAGCTGCACTCGTATCGCTGTTATCGGGATCGTGAGAGATTCCGATTTGTTTGAAACCATTGTCAGTCGCATTCGTATCAGAATCTAATTCCGAAGTTGATTGACCTGTGATGGTACTTCCACCAGTTCCTGTAAAATCCATTGCTGTATAATTCAGGGCTGCTGTTCCAGTACCATCATGTTGGGCTTCAAATATAATGTATGGGTCGGTGTAAACGGTCGCTTTAAGATCAGAAGCATTAGTGCTTGCTGGATAATACGCGCTCCAAGTAGGCTTGCTAGTAGTAGGATCAGTGTAAAACACGCCTCCGAAAACGCCAATTTGTTGGACGTCTGCGGCTGCTGCTGCTGTGATCCCACCAGCTGTTACCGCTGTAACTACTTGTCCAGTATAAATTGCTGTATTGTAGTTTGCGGCTATTTTATGTTCTTCAGTTCTGATTTGTCCACCCACAAGTGATCTTGTAGGTCTGAAACCAAAAGCTGCGTCTTGATTTGCCATATTTACTCCTTAGTTAATAAAATTTCGTTGGGTAAGAATCGCTAATAAATTAGTCTTTCTTAGTACCACCGAAGGTTACACGGGACTGCCTTTCAGCATTGATCGGCATTCCTGGGTGCTGTTCCTTCATAAGATCGCTTTCAATCGCGTCGTCTTTGTCTTGAGTAATTTTTCTAAAATACTCATCGCGCGCTTTGACGATCTCTTCTGGTATCCTTGCCAGCAACAGGCCACCAACTCCGATTACCCCTTTGTATTTGCCTTCCGTCATCACTGGATATTCAGATCCTGGAAATTCATCAGCTCTTACAAGCTCGTATCCTGATCTTAATCGGCCGGCTATGTTCTTTGTATCTGTAAAGCCCATAGTTTCAGCTCTTATCCACCTGTGATGAAATCCTGCAGGCGCAGGGGGTGCATCTAAAGATGATGGTGGAGTCCAAACAGCTTTTTGAGCAGTTTTTGCTCGGGTTTGGCTCGCACGGGAAGTTTTAATTTTTTCGTCAA